CATACTGAACTCGACCAGGCAATTGAAGCCAAAATCCCGTAGTATGGTATAATAGAGAATATATTAGTGCCACTTAATCAATATATGCGGAGTCGTTCTAGACTGTGACCTTCCGCGGGTTACTGACAGGCCAGTCGGACTAGTATATTCCCTATTATAAATAATATGCAGTACAGGAAAGCATACGGAACTGAGAGCCTGTATCTCGTTGAAGTTCCTGCTTTACATCTATGCCTTCGGGGTAGATCTTTTTAAAAACTCGCTTAATAGGAGAATAGTATGAAAAATATAGCAACGGGTCGCATGTCTTTTGGACCAATCCACCACAGTATCTTAGGTACATCATTAGGATACGATTCAATGTTCGATGAATTAGATCGAATTCTACAAGCCGCAGGCGCATCTGGTAGTCAATCTGCAGAAAAATATCCACCCCACAATATCATCAAACTAGATGAATATAATTATGTAGTAGAATTGGCTGTGGCCGGATTTTCTAAATCAGAAATTGATATCACAGTTGCAGATGGTCTCTTAACCATAAAGGGCGAAAAGAAACCAACTGATGAAGAACTAACCTTCATGCTAAATGTAGATTATCTTCATAAAGGCATTTCTGCTAGAGCCTTCACCAAAACTATCCGCATTGTGGATACAGTTGAGGTATTGGGTGCAGAGTATGTTGATGGAATTTTATGTGTTAAATTAGAGAATGTAATTCCTGAATCTAAGAAACCACGTAAGATTGAAATTGGTGGACCTAACCCTTCAGTGGTTACAGATACCAAACAATTTTTGGCTGAAGATGGGTTGATGGTGTAAAATATACCAAATAATATTAGTGATTAATTTAAGGGAGAGCAATCTCCCTTATAAATACTTTGTCATGAAAACAAATATAAGCAAACATTTAATATCCTTTCAAACCGTTCGTCGGGGCAATTGGCAAATTAAACTCTCAATCTTTAAAGATAAGCAATTAATGCTTTATGCTATGCATATAATATCAGAGGAGTCATTGCTTAAGTTTTTTTATGATAATGATACAGCAGCAAATTTTATAAATTTTTTAGCGGAGCGAGATGACTATGAGTGAGATTCAATTAATTAAATTTACATCAGGTGAAGAAATTATCTGTACAATATTAAGTCAAAATGATGATCAGATTCATATTGAAGATGGAGTTACATTGGTATATCACCAAAATGAACAAGGATCTGTATCGGTTGGGTTCTCACCCTATATGCCATATTCAGATGGTACTATTCATATCAAAGCACAATCAATTCAATCAATATCTATTGTAAAATCTGAATTACTCAATGAATATAAACGAGTATTTTCTAAGATAGTTATTGCCCCTGCTAGCACAATTATTATGTAATAACTGTGTACTTTAATTCATTAATATGTTATAATGGTTCTATATATTGATGAAGGAGATATATTATGTCTGTAACTAAAACGTTTGAAACAATTCGTAAAACCAAACGGGTTTTTGACCCAACAAATGAAGATGATAAAGGTCTATACCGAGAGTATCTTCGTAACAAAGGATGGGGCGTGGATGGTTGCCCTTTCATTCTTGAATTCCCACATTTAACAATTCCAAGTATGATTAATGATAAGTTAATATATCATTTTTTAGAGGTGTAATATGGATACCCCAAAATTAATTGAAAAGATTCGTGCAAGATCTAAAGAACGTAGAGAGATTATGTGTGAATATGGTGACCAAGATACTATATGTGATTTGCTTGATGAGGCAGCAGATGGTTTAGCTAGAGTATATGATGAAGCATATATAGCTAAACTTCAAAATGATTTATATCGTGAGGCTTTACATGCATGAAGTTCAAATTAAAGAGTTAGACAATGGCGATCAATACATAGTAATTCCAGATGAATTAGTTAATGATGTTGGTTGGGAAATTGGAGATGAAATCCAATGGATTGATAATAAAGATGGGAGTTGGACTATGAAAAAAGTGGAAGAAGAAATAACAAAAACTGAATTTGTATTGGTGGAATCTATTCATACCTTTCGTATGAGATATATTATTGAAGTGCCTAAGGGTAATCAAGCATGGGCAGAAGCAATGGTTGATATGAATGAACCTAAAGAATTCTCACAAGAATTTATTGGTAATACAATTGTTTCATCTAGAGTAATCCCCAAAGAAGATATTATACCATTATGCGATAAAGATAATGACTATTGTAGAATGTGGAATGATGAACATAAGATGAATACATTTGTGACTTTTCTTAAAGACAATCCTGATGTTTAAATATTTTACAACTTTACAAGGCAATTCAATTGCCATTAATCAATTACATGTTATGCATGTTTCTGAATATGTATTAACCAAACCCAATTGGGTAACACTCACCATGACAAATGGTGAAAAAATTGGTATCACCAATCCATATCTTGATGTGGTTGCTTCTCTTTCACAGGTTTAGGAATAATTATGTTTATGTTTGATGTTGAGACTCTAGGTATTGAGTCAACCTCTGTAATCCTTTCAATGGCTTGTATTCATTTCAATCCTGAAGATAAACCAACTTTTAAACAATTAGTTGAGTCTGCATTCTTTGTTAAGTTAAATGTAATGGATCAATATGATCGATTAGATAGGACTGCATCTAAAACTACCTTGGAATGGTGGGATAAACGAGGTCTTTTACTTAAGAAACAATCATTATTGCCTTCAATTAGTGATATACCTACAGAAAAAGCAATTGACAATATGAAAATTTGGTCAGAACAATTTCCTAATCATAACAAATGTATAGTATGGGCACGTGGTAACTTTGATGAAATGGTATTAGGTTCCATGCATCGTAAACTTAGTCAAGATGATTTGTTTAACTTTAGTCGTTGGAGAGATGTAAGAACAGCGGTTGATATTCTAACCAACTCCAATAATGGATATTGTGAAGTGGATCATCCTGAATTTAATAGAGATGAAGTTATTAAACACAATCCGGTTCATGATTGTGCATATGATATTATGATGTTATTATATGGGAAAGTTGTACAATAAATACGATTTGTGATATAATGGTTCTATAATTTGAAAAGGTATTTATGTATACAAATGTGATGACATGGGGTAATAAGATATTAGTCCGTGGATATGATAAGCAAGGACGACCATTTAGACATAAAGTGGACTTCAAACCCACTTTGTTTGTTGATGCAAAAAAGACAGATCAGATATCTGAATGGAAAACTCTTGAAGGTAAGACAGTTTATCCAATAAAACCCGGTTCAATTAAAGAATCCAAAGAATTCCTAGAACGTTATAAAGATGTGACAGGATTTACCACTTATGGTATCAATCAATTTGAATATCAATTCATCTCTGACACATATCCTGATGTCATTAAAGCCGATACATCCCTAATTAAAATTTGTTCAATTGATATTGAAACCACAACTGAAGAAGGTTTCCCAAATGTCAATCAAGCAAATGAAGCTATATTACTAATTACCATTAAAGATAATCATACCAAGTTAATTAGAACATATGCATATAACGATTATGTTAATACAAATCCAAATGTAACTTTCATTAAGTGTGCATCTGAATTACAAATGCTCACAATGTTCCTTCAATCTTGGGTTATGAATACTCCGGATGTAGTTACAGGTTGGAATGTCAATAACTTTGATATACCATATCTAGTTAATCGCTTAAGACGTTTTGGCCTTGATGCAGATACCTTATCACCATGGAATATCCTTAGAGATCAGAAGTCTCGTGAGACTGATATCATCACATATAGTATTGGTGGTATTGCCATCCTTGATTACCTAGAACTATATAAAAAGTTTACATTCACATCACGTGAAAATTATAGATTAAATACCATTGCTGAGATTGAATTGGGTGAACGTAAATTAGAAAACCCATATGATACATTTAAAGAATTCTATACCAAATCATGGCAAGAGTTTGTTGATTATAATATACATGACGTGGAGTTAGTGGATAAACTTGAAGATCGTTTGAAATTAATTGAACTGTCTTTCATTCTTGCATATAAAGCTAAGATTAATTATGAGGATGTATATTCTCCTGTACGAACATGGGATATTCTAATCTATAACTATCTTTCTAAAAAGAAAATTGCTGTACCATTAAAATCTGCTGCTCGTCCTATCCCATTTGAAGGTGGATTTGTTAAAGACCCAATTGCAGGATTACATAATTGGGTATGTTCATTTGACTTGACATCATTGTATCCTCATATTATTATGCAAAACAATATGAGTCCTGAAACTATTTCAGATACCACAATGGCGGTAAAGGTGGATGCATTGGTCTATAAAGATATAGATTTAAATTACATACATGGGGTTAATGTGGCAATGGCTGCAAATGGTTCATGTTATCGTAAAGACATTAGAGGATTTCTTCCATCTCTAATGCAAGAATTATATGATGAACGTAATCTATCCAAGAAACAAATGATTAGATTACAAAAAAAATATGAAGAGAATAAAGATCCTAAGACAGGTAAAGAGATTGCAAGGTTATCCACACTTGAACAAGCAATTAAAGTTACTCTAAACTCAGGTTATGGTGCAGTAACTAATGCATACTTTAGATACTTTGATATGCGAATTGGTGAAGGTATCACCATGACAGGTCAACTTGCATCTCAATGGATATCTCGTAAGCTTAATGAGTATTTGAATAAAGCTTTGAAAACTCTTGATGTGGATTATGTTATCTATTCAGATACAGACTCATGTTATCTTACATTGGATAAAGTGGTTCAAATTCATGCTAAGAATAAGGATACTCTTGGTAAGATTGAATTTATGACCAACTTTGCCCTTAAGATACTTCAACCATACATTGACAAATCATTCCAAGAACTTGCGGATTACACCAATGCATATGAACAAATGATGAAGATGAAGCTTGAAGTTATTGCTGATGTTGGTATCTTCTATAAGAAGAAAAAGTATCTATTGAATGTATATTCATCTGAAGGTGTGGTATATGCTGAACCTAAGTTAAAAGTAAAAGGTTTAAGCATGATTCAATCTTCCACTCCGGAGATATGTCGTGATAGTCTTCGTGCTTCAATAAAGGTTGCATTATCCGGATCTGAAGCTGAAGTTAGACAGTTTAAGAAAACATTCCAAACTAAGTTTAACTCTCATTCTGCTGAAGATATATCATTTCCAAGATCTGTAAATGGTATTGATACCTATGGTACTAGTAAGGGTATTTACGCTAAAGGTACTCCAATTGCAGTTCGAGGTGCATTACTTTACAATCACCATATTAAAAGATTAAACCTCGATAAAAAGTATACTTTAATTAAGAATGGTGATAAAATTAAGTTTATATATTTAAAGATGCCCAATCCATTCCATGAAAATGTTATTGCATTTCCACAAAATCTACCAAAGGAATTTGGATTAGATGGGTATATAGATTATGATACACAGTTTGAGAAAGCATATACAGATAGTTTAGTTGATTTAGTTGAACCAATGGGTTGGGAAATAAATGATGTTTCTAATTTGAATGATTTTTTTGGATAGGAGAAATAAATGGCAATAGTTAATAATAATTGGGTAAAAGATATTGCGGATATGCATGCAAAGTATGGTGTTAATCCCAAGGTTCGTGAGTTTGATAAAGAAAAGTTACAGAAGTTTCTTGAGTTTCGTATTGCATTTCTACAGGAAGAACTTGATGAAATGAAATCTGCAAAAGATGGTGATGATGTGGTTGATGCATTAATTGACTTATGTGTTGTGGCAATTGGTACATTAAATGCATTTGATATTGATTCTCAAAAAGCATGGAATAGAGTACATTGTGCTAATATGAATAAAGAAGTTGGTATTAAAGCATCTCGGCCAAATCCACTTG